TGAGGCCGGTGACGCCGACCTGGCCGACGAGCTTTGTGCCGACGTTGAAGGTGCCGACGATCGAGATGACCGCCATCGGCTACCTCCTCAGAGCTTCGCGATCCAGGGTGCGGAGTTCTGCCACTGCAGGGTGATGTCGCCGCCGTTCGGGGTGACGGTGAAGCCGTCGATGTAGAAGAGGAGCGGGCTCGTCGCGGGCGTGCCCGTGTCCTTGAAGACGGCGAGACAGTCGATCGCAGCCCCGGTCGGGACGGCGAGGAAGGTCACGTCGGCCGCGTCGAAACAGCCGGGGTCTGCGCCTGCGCCGTTGGCGGTCTTCGAGCCGAGGATCGCGTCGGTGGCGATCGCGGCCGGAAGCGAGCTCGCGTACTGGTGCCCCTGTGAGACCGCGTAGGCCGACGTGCGCATCGGTCGCACCTTCACCGTCGTACCGGCGGCGGTGATGTCGCCGAGCGTCGCCTTCCAGAACTCCTGCAGGGCGAGGTTGTAGTGCTGGGGTGCCATCAGAGGGTCACCGTCTGATGTGAGGCGTGCATCTCGGCGAGCTCCTCGACGTTGTAGTCGCGGGAGAGCTCGCCCTCGGCGTAGCCGAGCACGATGAAGCGGTCGGCGGTCTCGGTGTCGAGCTCGACCTCGACGCCCGCAGGCTGGTCGCCGACCGAGTTGATCATGCGTACGAGCGTCATCTCTTCCTCTTCTCCTCTTCTTCTCGTGCGATGAGCTCGAACATCAGCTCGACCTCCTCGTCGACGCTGAGCCGTTGTGGTGCCGGGACGACGCCCGCGTACTCACGGGCGAAGAAGAGCCGCTGGTCGCGGGCGATCGGTGCGCCGCAGACGGGGCAGCGTGCAGGCCAGGCCTGCTCGAACGGCTCGAAGCACTTCAGGCAGGCGTAGCCCTCGCGGAGCCGCTCGATCGACTCGGGCGCGAGCTCCAGGTTGACCGCCCGCTGGATGCGCCCGTCGCGGCCGACGACGATCTCGTCGGACTGCTCGATGTTGAGCACCTCGATCGGCTTGCGCCAGCGCTCAACCAAGAATCTCCTCCTCCTCGGAGGGCTCGACGTCGCCGGTCGTGATCGCCTTCTCGATCTCCTCGGCGATCTTCGGCCGGTTCTGGTGTTCGCGCTCGTAGGCGAGCACGGCGTCCAGGTCGTGCCCGTCCTCGACGAGACGGCGGACGAGCTGCCCGGGCGTGCCGCGGAACTCGTCGTAGCGCGGCCAGGGCGGCGCGGTGAAAGAGCCGACGACGAGGTAGGACGGGTCGCGCTCGGCCTCGCGGACGAGCTTCTGCTCGACGACCTCGCGCTCCTCGTCCGTCCAGCCGTGCCGGTCCTGTGCAGCCTCGGAATCGAAGAGGCCGATCCGGTAGTCGGGCTGGACGGTCGTGACCTCGTCCTGCTCCTGGTAGAGACCGTTGAACGCCCACTCCGCGATCGCGAGCTCGCGTTCGGGCGGCGTCAGCAGCCAGGGCTCGAACTCGGCGACGAGCTCGCGCTCGATCGTGCGGACGACGCCGTTCGCGTACGCCTCGTGCTGGCCGGGCCGACAGAGTGTCCGGGTCCGGCCGTGCTTCGAGATGACTCGCATCAGTGCTCCTTGAGTGAGACGGGGGCGCTCCGGGCCGTAGCTCTCACGAGCGCCCCCGTCAGCTTGTGCCTACGGCGCGATCGCGCCGAGGATCCACGCGTGGGCCCGCTCGTGAGCGATCTCCCAGGTGGCCTCGCAGATGTACTCCGCTGCGTAGGAGTCGCGACCCTTCGGCTGCTGCTCGGTGAGCAGCTTCGTGTCGCGGTCGCGCAGCGGCCTGCGCTCGATGTAGTCGAGGTCGACGAGGAAGGCGTAAGAGCCGAAGCCCTTGTTCGCCACCGGGAACTCGCCGAACTCCTTCTTGACGACCACCGGGATGCGGTAGCCATACGCGCCGGAGATGAACGCGTCGACGTTGACACCGTAGACGTTGCGCGGCGTCGGGTCCCACTGCGCGCCCATACCCGAGCGGTTCCAGGAGCTCATGCACTGCACGATCACGGGGCTCGCGAAGAGCACCTTGTTCGTCGAGCCGTACTGGAACACGGCCGCCATCAGGTTGTCGAAGCCGGACGGCGTCATCGCAGCGCCCGCGCAGTCGAGCTTGTTCGTCTGCAGGAACTCGTACAGCCCGCCCGCGGTGCCCTGCGGCTCGGTGTTGCCGTTTGGGGCGACCGAAGAGGCGACGTAGGAGCGGGTGCCCCAGAAGCCGATCGCCTCCCACTTCTTCTTGTGCACGCGGGCCTGGCGGACAGCCTCCTTGGCGGGCTCACGTCCGCCGTAGAGCTCGATCGCCGTCTGCGTGTTCGTGAACGTCCACGGCGTCCGCGTGATCTGCGTGTAGTTGTAGCCGAGCACACGCGCGAGGTAGCGGGCGACCGGGAAGTCGGAGCCCTGCGGCTGCGCGTCGCCGACCACGAGCCACGAGTCGAGCGCGGACATCGAGGCCGCGACGACGCGGCCGACGCCGCGCGTGAGCGTGATCGTGTCGGTCGCGACCGAGACGACGATGCAGGCCTCGCCGGAGCGCATGTTGCGCAGCACGTCGTTCGGCTGCACGAGCTTGCCGTGGCCCGCAGAGAAGGGGATCGCGGTGTCGGTCGTGATCTGCGCCGACGTGTTGGTCACGATCCTCGGGAAGTCCTCCTCTTCGAGCCAGTTGACTTTCTCTCGCGTCGCCTGACGCGAGGAGACCTTGTCGGTCATGGTGGTGAACTGCGTGTCGTCCGGCTTGAGGACCCGGATCTTCGGGTCCATGTCGACGACCCGCTCGTCGGGAACGATCTCCTCGGTGGAGATGTAGCCCGTCGCAACGGTGCCAGCCATCTGGGCACTCCTCGGGTGGAAGGAACAAGTTCTCCTTCGGCCCTCGGGGTCTCGGCTCGGGGAGGCCCGCGGCTCTAGGTGTTACGCGCCCACTCTTCGTCCAGCTGCTCCAGGGTGAGGCCCGGCCCGATGCGATGCTGACTCGGGGTCTCGCCTGGCGAGGGGCTTACAGCTGCTGAAGCTACCACGGCTTTCCGCTTGGCGCTCGTCGCCTTCTCGCGGTTGCCGTTACGCACCTCCTCCTTCGCGCTCGCAAGCGAGTGCGTCGAGGCGCGTGCGATCTCGTAGATGCCCATGACGCCGCGCACCGCCGCCTCGGGATCCTGGGAGCGGGCGTCGATCACGAGCGGGTGAAGGTCGCCCAACTGGGCGATCGCCGAGGTCATCTGCGCGGCGTACTTGGGCATGTCGGGGAAGTGGCGTTCGAGCTCGCCGAGGAGCTGCTCGGCGCTGAAGCTCACCTCGGGCTGCGCCTCGGCCTCCATCGTCGCGTAGTAGTTACCTTCGGCGACGTCGACGGCCTGCGAGGTGCGCAGGGCGTCGTAGGGCTGCTCATGCCCCCACTCGGTGCAGATGGCGCGGGCGAGCCCGAACTCTCCGGCGTTGACGGCGTTACGAACGTAGAGCGACGGGTTGCCGGACTCGATCGCCTCGGTCACCCAGTTGCGCTGCGCCTCGTTCAGGAGGACGGCGTCGCCCGTGAACGCGTTCGCCTGCGTGAGCTCGGATTCGAGCTCGCGGACGCGCCGTTCGAGCGCCTGCTTCTCGGAGCCCTGGCGTGAGAGCGCGTGCTGGGACTGGACGCCGTAGCGGAGCGCCCGGCCGACGTCGCCCTGGAACTTCGCCAGGAAGGCGCGGATCTCCGGGTCGTACTCCTCTTCGGCCGCCTCCTCGGGTTCGGCCTCCTCGCCCTCTTCGGGCGCGGGCTCCTCCTCGGCCGGAACCTCCTCTTCGCCTTCCTCTTCGACCGGCTCTTCCTCGGCCGGAGTCTCCTCCTCCTCGGGCTCGACCGGCTGCTCGATCGGCGGTGCGTCCTCCTCGGTCTCGACCGGCTCCTCCGCCGTCGGCTCGGACGGGTCGCCGCCCGCCTCCTCCCAGGCTCCGAGGATCTGGGCGGTCACTTCCTCTGGTCTCACGTCGTCACTTCCTCCCTCTGCGTCTCGCGGATCGCCCGTTCGAGTCGCATCTCGGCGTTGTGCGGCTGGTTGACGAACCAGTGCATGCCGTCGATGTAGCCGCGGGCGTAGTCGGCGAGCCGCTGGTCGAACGGTGCTTGCCCGAGCGCGTGCGCGAGCACGACCTTGCGGATGTTCTCTTCCTTGCGTGCGATCGTCGCCTCGACGGTCGGCCAGGACGGGTGCTGGGTGAGCACGGCCAGGTCGCCGTCGCGGAGCGTCCGCTCGCGCTGCTCGGCCTCGGAGAGGATGCGTCTGCGTCTCACGTTCCACCTCCGCCTCTGTTCGAGACGCCGCCGCGCATCGCCATCAGCTGCGCCATCGACGCCTCAGGGGACATGGAGGGCCCAGGCGACGCCGACGGACTCTGCGGCCCTGCCGCCAGCTGGGGTGCGGTCACCCCGCCGGGCCCTCCATTCCCACCGTTGGCGAGGGGGACCTGCCCGGGCTGTGGCACTCCGGGAGGGCCGCCAGCGGTGGCTGCGCCGACCTGGGGCGGCATGAAGTAGCGCTCCTTGTCCGGCTTGTCGTAGGAGTCGAGTGTGTCCTCCATGAAGGCCTTCAGGTTCAGTGGTGCACCGGCCTGGGCGAAGATCGGAGCGACCTGCGCTGCGATCTGCAGCAGCGAGCTCGACTCGGCGCGGCGCTCCTGCCGCAGCAGCGAATCGCTCGTGACGTCGATCGTGATCTCGTAGTCGCCCTGGACGTCGAGCGGGGTGATCGTGTGGTAGGCCTGCGCCCCCTGCGCGCCGACGATCGGGATGACGCGGTCGTCGCGGAGGAACTGCTGGTAGAGGAGCAAGAAGTCCTTGCCGAGCTGCGCGTAGGCCCACAGGTAGTGCTGCTTGCGCGACTGGATGATCCGCTGCGCGATCGTCGTGATAATCGACATGCCGGTCGCGGTCTGCTGGTCGAGCGTCTGATCCTGGACACCCGATGCCATCGGCAGGCCGCCCATGATGTTCTGCAGGTCGCCCTTGATCAGCGCCTCGGCCTGGAGGGTGATGTTGGCGGCGGCCGGGTCGATCGGGAGCGTCGAGACCTGGCCGGGATCCTCGACGAACCAGACCTCGCCGGGGCCGTAGACGAACGACTCGGGGTCGTCGACGTCGGGGCGGACGAGCGAGATCACGTTGGCGAGCATGCGCACCACGTCGATGCGCTGGTTCTGCAACGTCCAGAGCATCTGCTGCAGCTGCGCGAGCGCCTCGACGACCGAGATGCCGGGGATCTGGAAGGCGTCCGGCATGGCGGCGCAGACGACGAACGGCATGCGCCCGTTCCAGAACGGGTTCGGGTCGTCGCGCAGGAGCACGGTGCGGTTGCCGACCGTGATCACGCGCTCGGGCGTCCAATACTCCAGCACCTCGACGAGATCCTGGGTGCGGTCGATGTTGCGCAGGCGGCGCTCGCGCTTGGTCAGGTCGGCGTAGGTGCTGCGCGCCGTCTCGCCTTTCACCTGGTCGACGTTCTTGTAGAGGCCCTCCTTCTCCAGCCTCTTCAGCGCCGAGTAGGACTGCCAGGTGCGGTCGATCAGGTACTCGGCGTTCTGGACGCTGGAGGCCTGTGAGGGCCAGAAGAAGTCGCGGATGTCGCGCACCTCGGAGACGGCGTCGTCGACGACGAGCACATCCTTCTGGGTCTGCTCCTCGTGGGTGGTGATCGTGTCGACGTAGTTGCCGTAGCCGTCGGTGATGTCGAGCGGGCTCGGGACGAGCGCGGTGACGGTGCGATGCTCGGAGCGCCAGTAGGTCTTGAGGACGGTGATGCCCGCGATCAGGTCTTGCTGCATGAAGTCGCGCTGCTTCTGCGCGAAGCCGTCACGATCCAGGGCGTAGCGGAGCACGTTCGAGACCGCCTTCACCCCGCTGACGCGCTGCACCACCTCGTCGAGGGACTCGTCCGGCTTCGGGCGCGGCTGCACGTTGAAGCGCGGCGAGGGCTCCAGCATGGTGGCGAGCATCCCCTCGCAGGTGTTGAGGACGTACGGCGTCGTGATGTTCGAGTGCCAGTCCTCGTCGTCGTCGACGGTGGGGGAGATGTCGGCGAGGCCGCGGTAGGCGTCGTAGCGGAGCTCGACCTTCTCGATGAACGCGTCGTGGTAGCGGCGCTCGCAGTCCTGCACCGCTTTCACGACCAGCTGGACGGCGTCGTCCAGCTCGCTCTGGTCGTAGAGGTCGGTCTCGACGTTGGTCGCCATCAGCCGCCCTGCGGTCCGGCCTGGGCTGCGCCCGGGTTCATCTGCAGCGCCTGCTGCAGGCCCTGCATGTCACTCTGGTCTTTCGCCTTCAGCTGCAGGATCTTCTGCAGGCACTGCGCCGCCGTCGCCCGGTCGGACTCGTCGGGCTCCAACTGGATGTAGGCGTGCAGCGCCTCCTCGGCCCCATCGAGGGCCTCCATCGAGTTCGAGTATTCGCCGCCGGTCGCGGTCTCGCCGCCCGTGTCGCCGCCGAGTCCGCTCGGGTCACCGAGGTTGGGAGGCTGTCCGGGCGGCGGTGCGCCGCCACCTTGGCCGAGCATCTGGGCGAGACCCATCATCGAGCTCATGCGACTCTCCTTCTCTCCCACGGGTAGGTGTGGTGTCGGCGCTTGTGCGCGTCCGGCCGACGGCGCACACGCTTCTCGTGCGTGCCGTACAGGCGGTACATCTCCAGGGCGAGACCGAACGCCATCACGCGGTCGTCGTTGCAGCCCTCCAGGGCGCGAGGAGACGGCAGCGTCTTCTGGCGCACGAACGTGCGCAGCTCGGCGATCAGTGTGCGCGGCAGCGTCGGCAGGCTGCGCTCGCGGATCGCCTGCTCGATCTGGTTGACGATCTGCGGCCGGGTCTTCGTGTTGATCGGGAAGCCGTAGTTCGCGAGCTGGTGCGCGTCCGGCCGGTCGGCGATCGTGTGCCGGTAGAGCTTCGGATAGTGGGGGCGGCCCTTCCGTCCGTCGCGGAGAGAGATGATGACGGGCTCGCCGTAGCCGCCTCCCATCTCGACGGCGATGCGAGCGGTCCCGTACTGGCGACCGAGGAAGTGGAGCTGCTCGGCGAACACATCCGCCTCGATCTTCTGGTGGAACTCGGCGGCGAGCTCCATCGTCGCCAGGTCGATCACGTAGGCACAGCTGTAGTCGAGGCCTCTGCCGGTCGCGACGTCGGCACCGATCGCGTACTCGTGGCTCGAGTTTGGCTTCGCGTACACCCGGACAGGGAACTGCTCGGGATGCTCGCCTGCTCGCAGCACTTTCGCCTTCTGGCCGGTGTCGTCGGGCAGGTAGCGGATCCGGTCGAGCTCGACGAGTGGTGCGTTCTCCGAGTACCAGGCGAGCGCGTCCAGGTCGAACCAGCATTCGCCCGTGTTGATGAACGCGTCCTCGGGCGTGCGCGGGAACTGCTCGGCACGGTCGGCGGCCGGGAGTGCACGGGCGTTCGTCTCGTACCAGCGCTCGTCGCGGTCGGGGTGCAGGTTCCAGGGGAGGAACTGGACGTCGACGCCGTAGGCTTCCGCGTTGACGTAGAGATGGTGGAAGAAGTTGCCCTCACCGGTCTGCTCGTTCGAGACGCCGTTCGCCGTCGAGACGACGAGTACCTGGCCGCCGTTGTCCGCAGTCGGGAAGGTCGCCTTCCACGAGTCTCGGGCGTACTCGTGCCGGGCGTATTCGTCCAGGAGTACGAGCGTCGCGGTCTCGCCGTGCCCCGCCCGTCGTGTCGAAGGGAGCCCGACGCAGGATGAGATGCGGCCGTCCGGGAAGCTGAACTCGATCAGCGTCGTCGGACGCGCGTCGCGCGACGGCTTGGTGATCTGGGCCTCGAAGCGCAGATGCTCCGGCAGCGAGTTGAACATGTCGAAGATCCGGTTCACGACCTTGATCGCCTCGTCCTCGTTGATCGAGACGACGAGACCGCGCGTGCCCGGCCGGACCAGAAGCTTCCAGAGCATGTAGCCCGCAGCGAGCCAGGTGATCCCGATCTGGCGGGCCTTGAGGACGAGTGAGAGCGTGTGCCCGATCCACTCGTCGAGGACGCCGCGCTGCCAGTACCAGCCCGCCCCGGGGTCTTCGAGCTCGAAGCTGAAGCGCTCGCCCGTCTTCGGGTCGACGCACTCCACATGTTCGAGCAGGCCGCCCGGATGCTGCATCGCTGCTGCTCGTTCGTTCAAGCGACGGGCGTAGTCGACCTTGAAGAGCTCGACGAGCTCCGGGTCGGCCTGCTCGATCGTGGTCAATAGAGTCCGCACCTCCTTGCGGTGTTCGGCCAGGGGCCGAATCCCCGACCACTGAGGTAGGCCTTGATCGCGACCGCGATCTGCATACCGGGGGTCCAGTGGTCGGCCGTGCCGAAGGCGCGGAGAAACTCGCGCCCGTAACGCGCCTGGAAGGCGTAGTCCATCTGCAGGCCTCCCCAGTAGGGAGCGCCGCCGTCGTTCCAGGCCCCTTCGTAGCGGTGGATGCACTCGAACGCTCGCACGAGTGACTGCGAGCTCTGACGACCGCCGCGCATGCTCGTCACCGCGAAGACGAGCCAGACGCAGAAGGCGACCGTGAGCGTGATCAGGGGAGCGCTCTCAAGCGCGACCTCCTCACTCGCTTACAGGGTCAGACCCCTTCCTCGGATGCTTCAGCGGCGGCGGGCCCGGCGACGGCGGCGGGATTGGCCGGACTGGCTCAATGCGATCGCGACCGCCTGCTTTTGGCTTCGGACGATCGGCCCCTTCTTCGAGCCCGAGTGGAGCGTCCCCGCCTTCCACTCGTCCATGACGGTCTTCACCTTCGCCTTCTTGCCCGCCTTCGTCGTGGGTTTTCTCGCCGCCACTCAGGTCGACCTCTTCTTCGTCGAGGCGGACTCGACCGGGTGCGGGCCGGTGCCGAACCATTCGGTCGCAGGCTTCGAGTGCGGAATGTCCTTCGCCATCGCGTGCGCGGTCGGGCCAGGCTTCGGCAGCATGCCGGGGCCCGGCTCACTGCGGATCCGCCCGAGCGCCGCACCGAGCGCAGAACCCGCCGGAGTCGCCGGTCGCCGTCTCTTCCTCATCGTCTCTCCTTACGCGTCGCGAGTCACACCGATCACCGCGATCGGCGTACGGGTGTCGTCGTAGACGGTGACGACGTGCTTGCCTGTCGTGTCGGGGGTGAGCGTCTGCACCGTGTTGAAGTAGGAGCAGGCGATCGTCACCGCCGAGATGTTGTCGTAGCTGCCGCCGACGACCGAGCCGTCGGGGAGCTCGCAGGTGAACGGGTGCGCGGTGCCCTGGCTGACCGGCTCGCTCATGAGATCAGATCCGCCCCCCAGAGCACCCAGACCCAGAGGGCCGCGGCGATCAGGAAGAGCGCGATCTCGGTTCGAGTCAGCGTCATCACTTCACCTTCTTCAGGTTCGGGTTGCGCTTCTTCGCCGCCGGGGAAGCCTTGCGCGTCGAGGCGGCGAGGATCGCGCCCGCTCTGTCCTTACTTATTCCCTGCCGCTTCGCGATCTGCGACTGAGCGGCCTTGAAGCCCATGCCCTTCTTGGCCTTCGCCATCACTTCCCCCTCTCAACGGCTAAGGGCCCCGAAGGGCCCTTTCGCCGGATCAGTCTCCACAACGGAGGAGCCGAAGCGCCAACGCGTGAGGAGCTCGCTCAGCTGACGCCAGGCGAGTTCAGCCGAGTGTAATCGAAGATCACATCCGACCGAGTGCTTTTACTATCCTCCGGCCAGGTCAGTTCCACGAAAGGAGTACACATGCCCGAGCCCCAGACGCAGGTCGCGGCGTTCGCCTGCGACACCTGCGGCAAGACATTCGAGACGCAACGAGCACTCGGCGGTCACCTTGCCGGAGCGCACCCCGGCCGAGTCGGCACAAGCAAGACTGCGAGGAACGCGAAGGCGAGAGCCGAGCAGGTCGACGAGGACTCGGTCAGCTTCCAAGTGGAGAAGCGGCTGCGCGAACTCGTCGCCCCGTTCGAGGAGGAGATCCGCACGATCGACCGGCGCATCCTCGCGATGGACAAGGAGCGGCGTGACCTGCTCGGGGCGAAGCGCCGCCTTGAGAAGACGCTCGGCGTTCTCCGCAACCAGGCCCCAGCGAAGTCGAACACCTCCGGGCTCTCAACCGCCGACGATGAGGCGAAGCGCAAAGCAGTCGCGGAGTTCGTCGACCTGCACGCAGACGAGCTCCAGGACGGCTTCACCGGCTTCTCATTGTGGAATCAGATGAAGCGCGACGGGTTCGGTCCGTCGATGTCACACGAGAAGCTGATGAAGGCACTTGAGTCGCTCCGCGACGCCGGAGTTCTTCGCGCCGACAAGGTCGTGAAGGGCGGCGGCATGCAGTGGAAACTCATCGGGAACGGAGCCGGGTGATGGCGAAGCGTAAGCCCTCGGTCTACCACGCAACCCAGTACGACTTCCGCGACACCGACATCATGTTCCACATCGCCGAGTCGGCGAACGGCAAGGGAGTCGCCTCGCAGGCGCTCGCCGAGATGATGGGCTTCGAAGCAGAGGAAGGAGCCAGGCCGATCGGGATCCGGCTCGCCTGGATGAAGCGGTACGGCATGGTCGCCTACGACGACCGCGAGCACCTCTGGAAGCTGACCCGCGGCGGCGATCGTGTCGTCTCCTCGCGTCTCTTGGCTCCCGAGCTGAAGGTGGTGGAGACGATGCCCGACGAGAAGATGGTCGAGGTGATGGCGCTCGTGACGTCGCGCTTCCAGCGCGGCGAGACGATGCTCGGACACATGCTCAGGCGCGAGTTCGCGTTCGGGACACAGAAGCGATGAGCTACGGAAGCTCTACACCGAACCCCAACTTCCCGTTCCCCGAGCCGCCCTGGCCGTGTGAGTCGAGCAAGAAGACGAGTAGATGAGTACGAGTGGCCGAATGAGCAGGCGCGTTCGTTCGGCTACTCACACTGGGTCGTGTGGAAGGCCGTCGTTGCTCTGAGCGTCCAAGACTGGCTGCGGCAGAGACGGAGGCAGGGATGATGGACAAGACCTTCTGGCGGATCCGGTCGATCGGCCGACCGTACGACAACCTCAACATCGAGCTCGTCGCCGACACCGCCTCGGAGACGGTCGCGCAGACGATCGAGCAGGCCGCAGCCGCGCACGGGATCGAGCTCGAACGACTCGCCGAACCGATGCCCTCGTGGCGTCCGGTCGTCGCAGAGCCGAAGCGATGAGCGGCTACGGACAGGCCGAGGCGACACGCATCGGCATCTGCTTCGTCGACGACGAGATGTTCTGGTGGCGAGCCGACGAAGGCGAAGCGTGCCCGATGTGCTCGACCGACGACGAGCACTACGACGAGACGCACCGCTTCTTCGTTGCCGAGACGCGGGCTGGGGGTGACGGATGAGCGGCTGCGGCCATGACGGCTGGCAGGCCGGATGCCCCGAATGCGAAACCGAAGAGGAGCTCGCACTCGAACGGATCGGCTGGCCCCCGGCGGACGGAAGCTGGAGCGTCCCCGACCCCGAGCCCGAAGAAGAGAGTCAGGCCTTGAGCTCGTGAAGAACGAACGCCATCACCGCGTCGGGCCCCTCCTGGGTGACCTCTTCCGGGACGGCTACCGAGACAAGCTCGCCCGAGAGCGTGCCGACGAACGCGACGCCCGCCACCGGATCGAAAGCGAGATTCGTTGGAAGCATCGGGTGCGTCTTCTTGAAACGCCACTCGACCCAGGCCTTGACCAGGATCATCACCGCGTAGGCGAGACCGAAGCCCGCCGTCCAGGCGTAGAAGACGATCGCCCAGCGCGGGTAGGGGATCGAGAGCGCGAACCCGGCCATGAAGGTGGCGATGGCCGAGAGTGCGAGTCCGATCCTCAGGCGGTACCACATGGGCGCAAGCGTAGAGCCTCGACCGGACGCGCATCCCCCGAAGGAGGGATGGAGCCCTCAGGTTCCCCCCAGTAGCCTCGCTCGCGGGGAGGCAAGGAAGGGGCCACGGGCACTGCGGCGTTCGTGGCCTCTTCCTTCGGGGCGGTCGTGGTGTGACGGCGGGGGGTTGCCCTTTGCACGAGATAACCCGGCGTCTCCGGCCCGCCCCAGAAACGACACGATACATTCACGCTGCAAACGGGTACCCTTGGGTCATCATGGACGGCAAGGAATGCCCGGTCGACTGGCGGCACGGGCCCCTCGCGTCCACCGACCTGTGGTGCTGGGTGTGCGGGGCCGAGCTCCCTACGGGGACGGAACCTTCTGCTCCCGCCGCCGAGCCTCCCGATACGCCCGCTGCTTCTCGCGGTGGCCGATCTCGGCGAGCGCGGCGCGATGCAGTGCCGAGTCCCTGAAGACCTCCAGGCCCCAGGCCTGCACACACATCTGCGCGGTCAGCGGATCCGAGGCCCACACCCGAGCGATGTTCTCGGGAAGCACCGGCAGACCGGGCGGGGTCGTACTCGCCAGCATCCGCTTCGCCGCCTCGTCGCGCTCGGCCTTCGAGCGAGACTCCGAAGCCGTGAAGCCGAGCTCGTCCCGAAGCGCCTGCTCGTCCTCGGCGGTGAGCGGCTGCGGCTTCGCCCGATGAGCCTTCACCCGGCAGGCCGACGAGCAGAAGCGGGTGCCAGCACGCGCCTCGAACTCCGTCCCGCACTCCTCGCAGAAGACCATTCGCGTTACACGCTCCCCTCCGTTCGCGTTTCGCGTTACACGTCAGATGGGCGTGGGAGGAGTCGAACCCCCGGCCTCCTGCGCGTCGAACAGGCGCTCACCCGCTGAGCTACACGCCCCCGAATAGGCGACACGCACGAGGGTATGTCGCCTATTTCAAAAGTGCCAGGCTCGTGCGGGCGGGCCCCGGCGGGCAGGTGCCGCGCGCGCGATCGTGCGCGCGGGGGAGGGGGAGTTCCTGGCCGGTCCGGCCCTCTGTTCCCGCGCGCCGCGCGCGCGGGAGACCGTGCGCATGTGCGGGAGCGTTCTCTTGCTCCGGGCCGCCCTGCGACCTGTACTGGACCTGTACTGGCTCGCTCAGCTCAATGAAAACACTGGGTTCGAGCTCACTCGCCCGACTCGGAGTCGGGTGAGCCGAGCAGCCTGGCGGCCAGCTGCTGCATGTCCTGCCAGCCGAGCTCGGCGATCCCGGCGGCCGAGCTCGGGAGCTCGACCTCGACCGTCATCTGCTGCAGCGGGAACGTCTCGCCGAGGGCTCGCACGACCGCCTGCTGGCGCTCGATCGTGCCGAGCTCGGGGTCGTCGAGGGGCGCGTCGACGAGGGCTCGGGCGAGCTCGTGAGCGCGGTCGAGCGCCGCGACGCGTGCGATCTGTCTGGGGTTCGCGACTCTGTTCGGCCCTATGCCAAGGAGCTCCCTGCGCTGTCGTAACCGGGCCTTGACGGCGTGGCCTTTGGCGCTGGCGGCCACAGGGTCGCCTCCTCCGGCGTGAGCGCTGCACAGCGTCATGCCTCGCATGCGTGGCGCTCGGCAGCGTCCTCGGCCGTCGAGGAGCATCACCCGGCAGCGACCGTCGTCCTCGCCGGGCAGGAGCTCGGCTCCCTCGGGGATGCGATGGCACGAGGGCACGAGCTCTCCCGCCACCTGGACGAGCTCGTGGGCGTCGATCCAGGGCCGCGTGCCGCGGACGAGCTCGACCTCGACCATGGTCGGGGAAAGATCCCCCTTTTGGGTCATGCGACCTCCTGTGGTCTTCAGCAACAGTGTGCCCGCACCGCCGAACTCGCCTCTGGCAGACAGCGAACTGGCCCGCAAGGGCGGAACCGCTCACTCGCCTCGGAGAGCCCGGTGCAGCGTCAGGCCCGAGCATCGGCTCGCGGAAGGCGTCCTACGTGCCAGCCTCCGGCCTTCGGGCCGTCGATGAGAGCCACCCGGGTCATCAGCATCCGGTTCTGAATCCTCCTCCACAGAGGCGCTGGATGATCCGGCGCTGCGAGTTGATCCTGATGACCGCCGACAGGCGGGCCGCGCAAGCGGCGACTGGGCTCGCAGCATCACCGCCAGCGTCAACCGGTCGAAAGGGGGAGCCGAAGCCGGAGTTGTCACCCGGCGAGC